GCCGTCTCGGGGGGCTTCATTCCTTCAAATCCGTTTTGTTCAAACAGTCCTTCGAACAGCCGCATTATCCTTGCGAGTTTATGATTCTTTCCGTTAAGGGGAAGTTGAAAGGCGCGATGACCTACTGGTTTGAGGAATGGAATGAAACCTACAAGGTTGGCCCTATTTGGCATATCGGGGATTTCGATACGGCAAAAGGGACAAGCGGAATGGGGCATACAATGCTGTCCCGCTTTATGGACATGTATGGCACAACATTTTATTTGTGGTGCTGGGACGAGGTGGCTGAAAAGTTTTGGCGTCATATGGCACGGCGATACAGGTTGTCCGTGCATAAGATAGGCGTCACAAAGTGGGGCAGCGCCGTCCTTTTATTTTTTCCGAGACCGGACCCTGCCATACAATCCAAGACGGCGTAATTCGGCGTAATAGGCATTTGCGGACAAACCGCATCCAGCCAGGGCGCCGTATATTGTATTCGCTTCCCTATAAGATGTGGACTGGCGAACCGCCTGCTCCCGCCACATCTTTTTCATCTCGCAAATAGTCATTGTTTTAAGGACTAGAAAAGGTTATATTTATGGGCATGACAGATATAGAACTTTGGAATTTCCACGATATCCACTTTGACCCCGTTCCGCATAAATATACGGACTCGCTCGGGACAAACTTTACATCCGTAACCACTTGGGTGAAGAATTTTGAGGCCGTGCAGGATTGGGACGAAATTGCAAAGAGGTCCGCCGCAAAGGCTGGCTGCTCCCCGGAAGAACTCCGGGCGAAGTGGAAACGCGCCGGCGACTATTCTTGCGCATTGGGCACCGAGATCCACGCCTATATGGAAAACCTGATGCAGCATAAGCGCTACCTCCCGCATTTCGATCCGCAGTATCCGGAAATGGAAAGCGACTATAATTCCCGCATCCCCGTTTGCAATAACGCGTATCAAATGATTACGCAAAAATACATCCCGGTGCGCGAGGAATTGATTGTCTATAATTCCAAGTGGAAGCTGTGCGGCACGATCGACCTGCTCGCCTACAATACCGAGACCGGCCAGTTTGCCATCCTTGACTACAAGACCAACAAGGAAATCAAGAAGGACAATCCGTGGGCCCGGATGACCGGTCCGTTCTGCGAATACCCGGACTGCAACTACTATCATTACAGCCTTCAGTTGTCCACCTATAAGGCGATCATCGAAAACGCCACGCATTTGCGCATTGGCGATTTGATGCTCATTCACATCACCGCAAACGGCGCCACGATGATTCCGTGCATCGATTTCTCGGGAACCGTGCGGCAAATGCTGGAGGCGCAGTATGGGCGTTAAAAGGGACAACGTCAACCGCAAGGAGAACCTCGTAAAACTTCCGATAGTCCTCCCGTCTTCCGTCAAGCCCGGGGACAAAATCACGCTGCGTGATGTGAAGGAAAATGAGATTAACCCGGACATTAAGGACCCGATGGCAGGCTTCGGCCATCCTGACGGCTCTAATTACGGGGATGCCGTTTTTGATCCTATGGCGCCCGGCGCCGAAGAAACCGTGTTCGATCCTATTCCTTGTGATTTATAGGTAATTATATACAATTATTGATAGACTTCAATAAAACCCATATAAATTCTCCAACAAATTGCTTGACAACTATTATATAATAGTATATATTTATGGTATGAAGACGGTCAAACTGCAAATATCCAACAAGCCCGATGTCTTGGACGATATGCGGGTTTATAGCAGTGCCGTCCGTTTAGCGTTCAACCGCTACCAGGACGGATTGTCCGAAAAGGAAGTCCGCTCGTATGTAAGCCAAAGGTTCTCTCACAACAGTTGGTTCATTCAGTCTGCCGTTAAGGAGGCGCAGGCTATCTATCTAGCCCGTGGAAAAGGACGGGTAGTTTTCGGTGGGAAGCAGAACTTAAAACGATACATTAAAGGGTTGATAACTAAAGAACAGTTTAAGTATAATAGAATGCTTCCTGTGGGTAGTTGCGGAGAAAGGCTGCAAACAGGTAATCGCCTTATAGACTTTGACTTGCCGAACAACCGTGTGATTTACAAGCCTTCCCGTGGAGTCCGTAAGGAAATCCGCTTCTGCTCTGTCAAGAAGAAACTAGCTATTGAGTTAGCCAAAGTTCAAGAACTTACAAGCCAAAAGAAAATGCCCGTCACTGTTAAGTTTACGGACAAGCATTTATATCTTACTTATGATGAATCCTTAATTTACAACGAATCCTACAAAGACCTGAAGCACAATCGTGTCTTGGGCATAGATATGAACCCCAACTACGTCGGGGTGTCTATTATTGAGTTTGATAAGCACGACGACTTTAAAGTGTTTCACAAAGAAGTGTTTGACCTAACAAGGCTTACGAAACCTAGCGGTAAAGCAAGCACAGATAGGCAATCCAAACACGCTATGAACAAGTTGAGGCACGAAACTATTGCTATTGCTCATAAGATTAACAAGTTGGTAGATTATTGGAAATGCTCTAAACTAGCGGTTGAAGATTTGTCTATCAAACCGAAAGACCAAAATAAGGGTAAGTCATTCAACCGCTTGTGCAACAACAAGTGGGAACGCCAACTTTTTGTAAACAAGTTGAAAATGCTTGCGAGTATACATAAATATGAGTTGGTTGAAGTAAATCCCGCCTATTCTTCAATAGTAGGGAATTTTGCATACGGGAGTCCTAATACTCCCGATATGGTCGCTGCAAGCATAGAAATCGCTCGCAGGGCTTACAAGAAGTTTGAAAAGGGGTGGTTCTACCCCAGGTTTAACGTTGAAACTCCAAATGAGCTATGGAAGCAAACATTGGACGGAGTGAAAACCTGGAAGGACTTATTCCGAAAAGTTAAAGAAGCGAAACTGAAATATCGTTTCCTGCTATCCGACTATGTCGGAAATGCAGTCTTGAGCATATTCTATAGGCAATGTATGTGGAAAGTTTATACTTTTGCATAGTTGTATATAGTTTGTGTATTTGAAATAGATGTCCTTGTTTCCGTATATGGGTGTATGTTTCAAATGCGAAGACCTTTGGGCTTTATGCCCGCCGGCACAACGATGCCCGCACCAGTCCCCATCGAGGGGATGACATACACCTATGTCCTGAACAATCTGCGCATAGACCTTGAGTGGCATAAGGATAACCAGCAGGAGTGGCGCCAAATACTGGAAGCAATCAAGCTCATTCCGGGGCGCCGCTATACCTCTTCCACAAAGAAGTGGTCCGTCCCAAACACCAAGGAAATGCGTGAGTGGCTGCGTGCCTCGGGCTGGAATATCCCCGAACCTGAAGTGGTGGAGCGCCCTGCCCCGCCTTACAAGCCGGAGCGCGTGCTTCCCGGCCTTTATCCGTATCAGGAAGACTTCCTTAAATTTTCTTTGGCTCGCCCGCGCCTTGCCTTGTTTGATGAGCAGGGAACCGGCAAAACCGTTCAGGCGCTTGCTTGGCTTCGTTATCACGGCCTGCTGCCTGCCTTGATTGTTGTAACCTCGTCCACCAAAACACAGTGGGCGGCAAACTACAAATCGTGGCTTGGGCGCGATGATATTGAAGTCCTTTCCGGCGAGCGTCCGTTCGAGCTGGAACCGGGCAAGTCCTATGTTATTAACTGGGACATTCTATACAAGTGGGAGCGTTCGCCGCTCAAGCATAATCTCTACGCGCAAGGCTTCAAGGCCTTGATCGGCGATGAGGTCCAGGCAATCGGCAACCGCACCTCCCAAAGAACGCGGGCCTTTATGCGCCTCGCCACAAGAATCCCGTGCCTGCTTGCAATGTCCGGGACGCCTGCTCGAAGCCGCCCCGTCCAGTTGTGGCCGACGCTGCACTGCATTGATGCGCAAACCTTCCCGGATTTTTATGCGTATGCAAATCGCTATTGTAATCCGAAGGAAACCCCGTATGGGACAAAATATGAAGGCATCACCAATGCGCCGGAACTTCACTCGCTGCTTTCTGCACGAACACTCCGCCGCACGAAGGCGGAAGTGATGTCCTTCTTGCCGCCAAAAATCATCACCACGGTTCCGTGCTCCGTTGATAAAGGCAAGATGGAGGCATATAGGGAGCAGGCAAAGAAGGCACGCGAGGCAACGGAATTTGAAAGATCCGCCGCTATTGCCGGGCTGTTCCAAAGTGCCTATGAATTGAAGGCGGACGCCTGCAAGCAATGGATTATGGACTTTTTGTCCACCGATGAGAAATTGTTGGTATTTGCCTGGCATCACGCCGTGGTGAATGACATTGCGAACTTCTTGGCATCCAAAGAAATAGGCGTGCGCATCCTTACAGGCGAAACCAGTTCGGCGCAGCGCGAACGCATCAAGACGGAATTTGTCAATGATGAAAATGTCCGCGTGATCGTGGCGAATATCCAGTCGGCGGGCGTAGGGATTGACGGCCTCCAAAAGGCTTGTTCGAATTGCTGCTTTGTGGAGTTCACGGCGGCGCCTACGGACCACTGGCAGGCGGAAGACCGTTTGCATCGTGGCGGGCAGGAAGTCCCGGTCAATGTCTACTACCTTGTGGCGCCTAGAACGATTGACGTTACGATGGCATACCAGCTCGATACGAAGGCGGTGGCGCTGGCCTCCGTTTTGGATGGCACGGACTCCGGAATTGTGAAGATCTCGGATATGCTCAAAAAGAAGAAATAACGCGTGTTTAAGGCGAGAAAATAAATAGGCAGGTATTTACCTGCCTTCATTGTTTTATGCGCTTATAGGCGCCTTTATGTGCCAGTAACGCCGGGATGGGAGAGCGTCAGCTTCCCGAAGGTGAAACCGAGGTTTGCCGTGAAGCCTTTGTCGCCAACCGGGGAAGTGATTTGGATACTTACAATCTCTTCCGGGCGGACAACCATAGAGGTAATCAGGATTTCGCGGATGGCGCCTTCAAGATCGAGATGCGCTTGCGGGTCGGTATATTCGCCAATCGCATATTGAATGTTAGGGACAGCCGGATCCGTGTAGCCCATATCGCCGAACGAAAGGATGGCGGCCTTCACCTGCTGGAGGCGCTGCATATTGCCGGACACGAGGAATTCATTGTCCCCGTTATAATCGTGATTGAAATCCATAACTACAATATACCTTAATGTTTGCCCGGTTGGCGCCCCGGTTCATATTTATGTATTTTTCCCAATAAGGAGATTTGATATGCATATCAAGAAGCGTTACGAAAATGCAGGCGCAGCGAAACTCGCACTTCAGCACGCGCAGTCCGTTGCAAACAAGGTGGCAGCCATCGTCAAGGAAAAGACCGGGCTGGAACCGACTATTGGAATGAACGGTTCCCGCATTAACAGCCAGGGCGGCATCGCCGACGCGCTGCTTAATGTCCATATAGGGAATGTCGGTTCTTTCAATCCCTATGACATTGACCCCAACACGATTGACCCGACGCTCATTTCGATTAGTCCGAATAAGGACGGCGCCTTTGACATTACGATTGATGTTACCGCCGTGTCCGAGCCGAAGAAGGAGTCCACCGATATTGTGAACGCCCGGAAGATTCAGGCAGGTCTTGTCGAAATGGAAGAGATGCTGGCGGCCGTGGGCCACAATGTGTCCTTCAACTATGACGCCGAAAATGACATTGTCGAAATCTCGGTAAACAACCGCCCGATCGTGAAAAAGTCCGTGGCGGGCGATTCCGCGGTCACGGCAATGAACGATGTGTGGACCGCTACATATCGCCATTTAATCTAAAAACCGCAATGTGCGGCGTATATTAGGGTATGAGTTATTACGTTAAAGATTCATTCGATATGCCGCACAATGTCGGCGTCAAGGCTACGGTAACGCGCCTTGAGCAGGTCGTGCTTGAGAAAAACCTCTTCGGCGGATACGACGCATATATTTATGCGGACGATTCTGACACGCCTACGGAGACTGTTTCGAACATCCGCATCGGCGTGGAGAATCCAGCCGTCCGGGAGAAGTTGAACCTCGAGCGCTGGTCGCCCTGCTATCCAAACGTGGATGATGCCCTTTTTGTGTGTGAATACTCGGGTGGTGTTCTTTACTGGTATAAGGTAGTATATGCGTATGACAATAAGACAAACGAATAATGCTGTCAAGGCAGTTCGCAAGGAAATGCTGAAGGCGCTTGAAAACGCTTCCAACAAGGTCCTTGCCATCTTTCCGCAGGCGGAGAGCGATCCGGCAGCGGCGCGGCTCGTATTCAACATTGTCGGGTCACAGGCGCATGAATCGCTTGACCTTTTCCTCCGCCAGTTCGCCCAAGGCCTTGACGCCTCGTTGGGAGATGCGTGGATGAAAAAAGCCGAGGACGAAATTAACGCCGTCGTTGCAGAATTGGAGGCTGGCGCATGAATGTATGGATGATTGTGGCGATTATTGCCATCCTGCTTTGTATATATCTAGCGGTGCGCGTTTATCGCCTCCGTAAGGGCCTCACAAAGGTCCTCATTCGCCTTGATGAAATTGAACGCAAGGTCCCCGTCCTGAAACCATAGGAACACTAGATGAATAAGATTATTTCCATATCCGGCGCCCAAGGCGTTGGGAAGACATCAATCATTACGGCGCTTTTCGCGGATGGCGGGACGGTGGTTACGCCGTCCGCTTCCAATGTTGCGGCAAGTATGCGTTTTGCGTCCTCTATTGACAAGCAGGAATTTATCGTATCCACGATGGAAACGCAGCTGGATCAGGCAAGCACCGTTGATGGGATTGTTTATTTGGACCGCTCGGCACTTGATTGCTATTCCTATATGATGCTCGATCCTGCCCTTTCGGATTCCGTGAAAGCGGAATTTGGCGAACGCCTTCGTAAGATGGCAGCCCGCATCGATTACGCATTCATCCCCAAGCCCGGGGAATTTGCCATTCAGGCAAATGGTGTCCGTTCTACGGACGCTGACTATCAAAAGAAATGGCACGAAGCCTTG